GAAGAGCATCGCCATGATCTTGCTTTAGGGATAAACACATTGCTTGATGGCAAAATCAATGCCAAGGGTACTGTTACTCTAACTTCCAGTTCGGCAACGACAACTCTGGCTGATTTGAGGATTGGCTCAACAAGTGTGGTTCTGTTTACTCCGCTGACATCAAATGCGGCGACAGCAATGGCAAATTTGTACGTGTCAGCAAGAGGGGATCAAACAGCAACATTGACCCATGCGAATAATTCGCAAACGGATCGTGATTTTGCCTATGTCGTCCTTGGTTGATACAGAGCTGGTAATGGTAGATAGCGGTCAGCTTGGATTGCATTGGCCCAATATTGCAAGGTGGGTAATTGAGGCATTAAAGCGCTCTTCTGGGCGTTATAATGTTGCAGATGTGTATAATGCCTTGGCGACAAGCAAAATGGTCGCTTTTGCCGTTTACAAAAATGGTGAGGTTGTTGCGGTTTGCATTGTCGAAGTAGCTCAATTTCCTTCGTGCAAGGCGTTATCGATTATTATTATGGTCGGAAAAAACCGCAATGAATGGTTAGAATATCTTGATGAAATAGAGGATTTTGGTCGTGGACAGAATTGTGAAATTATCGAGGCATGGGCAAGGCCAGGGTGGGAGAAAGTTCTTCCAGACTGGAAGAAAACACATGTTTTACTGGAGAAAACGCTATGAGTAGAGGCAGTGGAGAACGTACACAAATATCAACTCAAACCAGTGATCCATCACCTTTTTCAAGGCAATTTTTAGAGCCTGGATTGCAGGCAGCACGAAGCAATATTCTGGATCGCCCTACTGATTATTTTCCGGGAACTGCCATTCCACCATTTAGTCCAGAAACCGAGACTGCGCTGGCGGCACAGACGGGGAGAGCTTTAGCAGGTTCACCGCTGGACGTTGCTGGTCGTCAGCAGTTACAGCAAACACTGGGAGGCGATTTTTTGCAAGGGGGAAATCCAGCCTACGACGCGCTGGTAGATCGATCCCTGCGCCCAGTTACTGAACAATTTGAAAATGTTGTTCTGCCCAGAATTAGAGGTAGTTTTTCTAAGGCCGGTCGAGGCGGCTCGAACATTGCAACGCAACGCGCAATTGATGCGGCCCAGCAGGGTTACTTAGACACGGTTGGTGATGTGTCTGCACGGCTTGCTTATCCAACATTTGAAGCTGAACGCGCTCGGCAAATGGATGCCTCACGACTGGCACCAACTCTTGCGGCGGGTGAATACACCGATATTGGGCAACTTGCCAAGGTTGGCGCAGTACGTGAAGACCTTTTACGCAGGCAGTTGGAAGAGGATCGTGCAAGATTTGAGTATGGAAGAGATGAACCGACAGGCAGAACAGTGGATTATATGGGGGCGTTAGGTCCGTTGCCAACGGCTACGACCACAGCAAAGGATTATCAGCCGCCTAACCCCTTGCTTACCGGTTTTGGTGCAGGTACTACCCTGTTATCTGCTTTGCCAGAAAGAGTTAAAAATCCGATGGGCTGGGCTGGTGCTGCCGGTGTGCTTGGCGGCCTCGGCGGGTTATACTTTGGTTAAAGGATAAAATTATGGCATATGACACAGACACGAGAACCCCGCAGCCGAAATGGTGGCAAACGCCGCGTATGCGTGCCACCCTGGGTACTCTTGGAGCCAGTTTGCTTGCTGCAGGGGGCAGATTACCGGCGGGTACATCCCGTATGTCTTTGCTTGGCAAGGGGTTTGCAGATGCCACTGCTGCCGGAAGTCTAGCAGAAAGGCAGGCTTTGGAGGACCGCCGGGAAAGACAACTGCATCAGGCGCAAATGGCCGAATACCAGCGTAAGGCGTCAGATCGAAAAAAGTATGAACAAATGATTAAAGGCCGTTATAAGCCACGGGAAATGGTGGTAGGCCCAGGCGCAGGACTTGCGGGTTTGAGAGAAACACCTGCTGGAAAACAGGTGTCGCCGTTCCGTCCTCCATTACCATTTTCAAAGGAACTTATGCTAGGCATGGAGCCATCAGTAGGCAGAGGTTTAATAGCAGACTGGGAAAAAGGCGAACAAAAAAGGGGAATTGAAGCAGCACAAGAAAAAAGGGCGGGAGAAAAACATAAACAAGATATAAAAATTGGTGAAACGGAAGAATGGAGGAAACAAGACCTTCATCCCCTTAATATGAAAAAAGCCCTGCAAGAAATCGACACCAACGCGCAGGACTTGATAGCAAAAGTGCAGAACAATAAGTTTTTACAAAAATACCACCCAGCCAAAATAAAACAAATGGAAAACCAAATTATCCAAGCAGCAGAAGTCCATAAAATAAAAGTACAAGCTGCAGGTGAGGAGAAAGAAGCCAGGCTTCTTGATATACAAAAACAAAAACAAAACATTAGAATAGCTGCGGCAGAGGAATTAAGAAAAGTACGAAGAGACGCTTATGAACAACAACTGGAACCCTTTAAACTGAGGCAGTTAGAAGATGAGATTAAACGCAAAGCAGCGGAGGAATTAAGAAGCGTAGCAAAAGAGGAACGCGACATTGTAAAGCACGGTCTAGAAAAAACCGAGACAGAAATAAGAATAGCCAGAGCAGAAATAGCAAAACGGGATGAACGAACAAGTCAGGATTTGAAAAAACAAACCGCAGAATGGAGAAATAAATTATTTGAAGATGACCCGGTATTGCAACAAATTGCCGCTACCGATGATGGCTGGAAATTGCTTAGTGATGAGTATTTACGTATAGTAAAGCGTAATGAGAAGATGGAGGATGCCTACCGGAATGAAATAGGCAAAGCGCAAGTTATTAAGCCTGGCGAAAAATACGTTGTTCCGCCACGGCCAGGACCGATTCACAACCCCTTGGCTAAATACTTTGACTCAATTTATGGCAAAACCTCAAGAACAAGGGAAGAGCATGGCACCTATACTCCCGTCAACAGAACTGAGGAAGAATCGGCAAATATCAATGCTGCCGTGACAGAATCGATAGATAGGGCAACGCGGGAAGTTATCGTATATGACAACAAAGACTTTGCGCCAAAAGCATATCCTGGATCAGAAAAAATATACCTTGATAAAGACACTAAAGAAATGAAAGGAACCCTGGTTTTAGTTGGTGATAAAGCAATGATGTCGGATATCACAACAGGTTTAGTTGTGCCAATTCCAGAGAATGTTATAGGAGTAGACAGAGAAAATTGGAATAAAACTTTATTACCGGCAAGTGGTTTTGTAAAACTTATTACAGAAGCGGCGGACCAAGAGGCTTCTATGAGGTTGCTAAGTAATTTTATGACAGCAACCAAAGATTCAAAGCAAGGTGTGCGTCTGTTGGTCGATTCGGCGCTTGCTCATTTGACAACCGCTTTTGGTGTAGAAAATCCAGAAAGTATAACAAAATCCCAGTATGCGAACTATGCCCAGACCCAACTGATAAATAATATAGCTGGCGCAATACGGACAGATGTTGTTGGCCCTGGTGTTTTGACAGAACTGGATATAATAAGAGTATTCAATTCTGTGGGTGGCGTAATTGGTGTGTTACGCAATAAAGAGGCTGCGACGAGGGCAATGATAAAAATGCTGCGGGAAAAGGTAGATCGTTACAATAACGTCACTGTGCCTCTCTTTAACGCGCAACATCAATACCAAAGGGGTAAATGGGTAGATAAGAAAACTATACAAATACCAAAATTGGACGACCCAGCAATTTCTGATGACGCGTTGCTTAAGAAGTTAACGTCTGAATTAGAATCGCCGCCCCTGGACAGGAACTAAGAATATGACCGAAACAGCTCAAATGTATGATGAAATGCGTAGCTTTTATGAAGCTGGTAATGTAGATCAGGCGCGACGTATCGCTGCACAGATTAAAAAAATAGAAGATAAAGCGCCCATTACGTTTGAAGAGGTTGCTAAAGATGCCCCAAAACGACGTGAGGAATTTATAAAAGAATTTCCTAAAAAAGCCGATGAAATTGTGCGAAGTATAGCCCAAGGTGTTACCTTTGGGCAGGCAGATCAAATGGCTGCTGCTGCGGAAAGCCTGCTGAAAGGAACGAAGTACGAAACAGAACTGGCCAAGGAAAAGGAAAAAACTAGAGCAATACCTTTGTCAACTGCATTGCCTGCTGAACTTGCAGGCTCTTTGGCTACTGGTTCACTTTTTGCCAAAGCGGCAACAAAACTTATACCGGCTTTAAAAACAGTAGGCCCGTGGAAAAAGGCAGCGGGTGCTGGTACGCTAACTGGTGGGATTTATTCGGCGGGTATGGCTGACCCAGGAGAGCGTTTGGAGGCTGCCAAATTGGGTGCGTTAGTTGGAGGGGCTTTTGGAACAGGTGCAGCGACAGGTGGTAAAGTAATATCTGAGTTTGATAAACTTATACCATTAAGGTCTATGGCCCAAGCTGTATTTCAACCCGCCGAGTTTGGAAAAAGAATTTTAGGTCGTACGCTTCACGAAAGCGGGGTATCACCTGATTTAGTGAGAGCGAGACTGGCAAAAAGAGCTGGAACCCCCACTACGCTGGCAGATTTAACAGGTGAGGCCATGACAGACCTTACCGCAGCAGTAGGCTCTTCCAGCCAACGGTTGGCAGAACGAGTGACTTCTTCGTTTCGGAGCAGGCTTGCTGGCGAGGGGAGACGTATTAAAACTGCATTAACGAATAGTTTAAAAGGGCACGGTAATTTATTTTTGGAAAAGAAAGGGTTATTTGACCGATTAAAAAGAATCGGAGAGATGTCCTACAAACCTGCTTTTGCGAAATTCCAGTCTTTGGGGTCGAAGGATCTTACTTTCGCACTTAATACTCCAAATGGGCGTAACGCCTTGAGAGAGGCAATTGTAGCCGCTAAAGGTCAAAAAGACCCCACAATGTTTCGATCTTTAAAAAAATTGGAACAAATAATTGCGGCAGTTGGCAAGAGAGGGAAAGAAAAACGAATTACAGGCAAAAATGCTGTTTTACCCCTTGAGGTATGGGACTTCATAAAGCGTAAAGGTTTTGATCGGGAGCTTAGTAAGGCAAAATATATTAACCAAGAAAAAACCAAGTCTGCTGGCTATACAAAATTTAACGACCTTGGCAGAGATGTTTTAGAAGCTAGAACCATATTAATAAAAGCTCTGGATAATGCGACTGGCGGTGTAAAGTCGCCGTATGCCATTGCCCGTAAAAAGTATTCCGGTGAATTTGCGACCCTGCGTGCGCTGGACAAAGGCAGAAACTTTCAAAAGTTGGAAAAAGAACAAATAATTGAAGATTTTAAAAATATGTCCGAAGCAGAAAAAACTGCATATCGTAATGGCGCTATAAAAACATTAAGAGAACAAATAGAAACGGCTTCAGAGCAAGGGGTGAGCGTTTCTGAAAAACTGCTAAAGAATGAGTTTATAAGGGAAAAAACTGCCCTTCTGTTTCCCACTAGAAAGGCATATAATGATTTTAGACGCACTGTACTGGGTGAAAGAAAACTCTCTAAAGTATCGAAAGACGTGATAAAGGGAGGAACGGCAAGTCCACTTGCGGCAGAGGTGAAAAAAATAAAAACGGCTGTTGGTAGTGGGGGTGCTGTTTTGGGCGGCAAACTTCCTGGCGTACACGCATTAATTGGAGCTGGAATTGGGCGACGTGCGGCTGAAGCGCTAATAGGTTCTCCAACTAAAACGCTGGAAACACTTGTAACCCGACTTAAATCTACCGATCCCAAGGTAATATTACAGACGTTAGAAGAGATTGCTCCGCATGTAAATGCCGATACACCGCTGGGCGTGGTTACAAGAGCTATTACGGCAGCCGGAATAATTGGAGTGGAAAAAGCCAAAGAAACAGAATATGCCCCTGGTGTGTCGAAAGTACAAGTGGATAGCGCTGCAGATGATTTAGTAAAAGCAATAAACAGTGTATTAGGAAATTAGCTTATGAAAAAATACTTACCACACGCTCTAGTTTTGTTGATTGCTAGTTCCGTTTACGCCTTTGCGGCGGAAATGACGGACCTGGACACTACAGATGGCAACAACACGAACACGACCTTTGGATTGACGGATAACACCAGTCCGTCTGCGGTTGCTGACCGCTATCAGGCTTACCAAGGAGCGGTTGGGCGGTGGTATGCTGATACGGCAAGTAATTTGACAGTAACAAGCACCTCATCAACCGCCTATACGGTTACGGCCAATCGCACATTAAATACGCTTACCGATGGATTGAATTTCATCATCGAGATGACCCCAACAAGCGGTGCATCTCCAACGCTGAACGTCAGTTCTCTTGGTGCCAAAAGATTGCGTACTGACGCAACGAATGATCTGGCAACTGGTGCTATCAGGGAAGGGGAAATAATTGCCGTCACTTATGATGCCACAAACGATATTTGGCAAGTCCTGTCACAGCTTGCTGTGACTAGCGGCATTTCCAACGTCATCGAGGATACCTCGCCGGTGCTAGGTGGTAATTTAGATTTGGGCGGCTTTACAATTGCCGAAATGGTCACTGGAACAGACATTCAAGTTGATCTTGATTTGCCCACCGCAAACGAGATCACAGAAGCGTCAGTGACCGGTGAGCGAGTTTGGTCACCAAAACTGATTAGTGATGCTGTAGAGGCTCACAAGGCTGCAGACGTTCAACTATTCAACGCCAGTGGAACGTGGATTAAGCCGGTTACCGCCAGCGCAATTTACATCGAGGCATGGGGTGGGGGTGGTTCAGGAGCCAGAGTTTCGAGTAGCGTTGGTGGAGCTGGAGGTGGTGGTGGCGGCTATGTTTGGGCGATCATGGATGCTTCTGCGGTAGATGCTAGTGAAACTGTGACTATCGGTGCTGGTGGGGCCGCAGTAACTGGTGACACCACAAACGGCAATGCAGGAGGTAATTCCTCGTTTGGTACTACGGCGTTTGTCACGGCTTTTGGTGGCGGCGGTGCAGGATCGGGAGGCTCTGGTGGAGGAGGAGGCGGTGGAGCGACCAGCGTTAGTGCTGGGGCATCATCTTCAAATGATAGCGGTGCCAATGCTGGTACATTCGGAGGTGCTGGTGCTGGTGTGAATGACGATGGAACAGCTAATTACTTTGGCGGCGGTGGAGGTGGCAAAGAGGGTGACGGAGGAGCCGCAGCATTAGGCGGTGGTGGAGGAGGAGGAGGCTCCAACAGCACAACAGCAGGTATAGGCGGCAACACTCTCTATGGCGGTGGCGGCGGCGGTGGAGGAGAGCAATCTGGAGGCACTGCTGGCGGCACTTCTACTTTTGGTGGAAATGGTGGCGGGGGTGGTGCCGGAGGAGCAGGCACAGCCGGATCGGTTCCTGGAGGTGGCGGTGGCGGCGGTGGTTTTTCCAACAATTCGGGGGCTGGCGGTAACGGTCAAGTTAGGGTCATATCTTTCTAAAAGGTGGTAAAATGAAAACAAAAACATGGTTAATACCGCTGAGTATGGCGGCAGCGATAGGCTGTTTAAACGCTGCGTTGGCAGACCGTATCGCGGTCATCGACAGTGGTGGAAAAGTAGTCAATGTCATTGAAGTGCCAGATGGCTGGTCTGGTGCCAGTGGCGAGTATCAAGTACCAGCAGGGCATACGACACAGCCTGCGGCTAATGCGGCCCCCAACGATACCTGGAATGGTTCTGCTTTCGTCAAGCTAGTTATTGAGCGCACCAGCGAAATATACTCATATGATGCCTTCGAGGCACGGTTCACTGCTGACGAAATGGACGCAATCGGTGAGCATGTATACTCAATGGATGCTGAGGGAAAACCAAAGCATGTGCGTTTGCTACAAGCCCTGCAGCGTGTCATTGCAAGAGACAAGGTAGATTTGCTTTCTTCCAAAACCGTTGATTTCATGGATGCACTTGTAGCTGCTGGACTAATTACCGCTGATCGCAAAACAACAATCCTGAACCCTAATGATCCGTAAAAGTGGATATCATAAAGGACTACTGGCATCAGCTTCTTGCGCTGATTACTTTGCTCGTGGTGGCGGTTAAACTCAATCAAGAAGTGAAAGAGCTACGCAAGGATGTCGATGATATTAATAAGCGTGATGTTTTTGTTGAGGTAACAAAACTTCGGGCAGCCAGCGATCATTATGCACAACAAATTAGTGCCCTTTGGGATTTTATGAATAAACTGCGTGACCGCGTTAATGGAGGTCATAAAAATGATAAAACGTAATGGCCTCTTTGTTATTTTTGTGTTTTTAGGGTTTATATTTTCTGGATCAACTGCCATTTCCTGCGGTGGTGGTGGAGGTCCAGTAGCTACAGGAGCCACAATTATAACGGTTGGAGCCACAACCTCTCAATGGCCCGTTCTTTGCGACAACAAAATAAAAGTTTTGACGGAACTTGAAAACAAGTACGGCGAAAAACTCCGTTGGGAGGGAATGGTGCAGGCAATCAAGAACGATGGAACGGAACTCAAATTAGTGGCCCAACTATTTGTTTCGCAAAATGGCTGGTCTTTTGTGATGGGGCCACCGCAAGCAGATATGGTTTGCGTTGTAGCCTCTGGTAAAGGAGGAAGCCATTTTCTAAAGAAACCTGGATTGAGCGTTCAACGTCTGGGTGGTGGGACGTTTGGATACACCCACTAAAACAAAATGGCAGCAATTCCACTGACGGATGCACAGTGTCAGGAAGTCCTTGACGCTTATCACAATAACGGTTGCCAGAAGAAACGCGCAGCAGAGTTCCTTGGTATAGGCTATCGAACTTTCATACATCGCTTCAACACTGCCCTTCTTCGTGTCCATGTCGCTGAAACCAGCGTAAATCCCCCCCCAGAAATACACATCAGCGTCAGTCAGCGCCCGAACCCGCATGGGCGTAGTAGGTTGCGTGGTATAGCTATTGGCGATGCCCATGACAGCCCCAGTCTCGCTGACAAGGAACGGTTTAAATGGTTTGGTCGCCACGCCAATAAAATTGGTGCAGACTTCGTGATCTGGATTGGCGACGTGTTTACGTTTGATAGTCTCTCTAAATATGACGGAAATGATACTTTAACTGGCAAATTTAAACCATCATTCCAGCAGGATATTGATAGTGGTCACGCCGCATTAAGCGCATACGACGAGGGTAAAGCAGGGCACAAGATTGAGATTGAACACGTCACACTTGGCAACCATGAAGACAGGGCTATTTCATTCACGCAGCGCACCCCAGAAATGGCTGGTATTCTTACAGGAAAAATTGACAACTTGTTGATGAGCCATCATCTGACTTATTCGCAATATGGCATGTTCTATTACGTTGGGGATGTTGGTTTTGTTCACGCTCCGTTAAACCGCTTGGGGCGGTCTTATTCTGGTGTCCATGCCTTAAATAACATTGCAAACCATTCATTGCACGATATCGTTTTCGGGCACAGGCATATGGGTGGGCGGCATAAGGCAACAAAACTGGGGGAAAATCAAAGCATTACCATTCTTGACCTTGGCTGTTCTTTGCCGCAAGGTTATGTAGAGCCTTATGTTGGACATGCTTCCAGTGGGTGGCATTATGGCATTTATGAATTGTTGATAGATCAGGGTCGGTTACATTCCGACAAGCATATTTCGATGACTGAGCTGGAGGAGCTTTATGGGGACTAACCCTTGGGAAAATTTTACTTACGCTGAATTTGCCTGTGCTTGTTGCAACAACCAAAGTATTCACCCTCCATTCATAAGTCGGTTGCAACGTCTTCGTGATGAATATAAAAAGCCGATGCAAATTACATCCGGTTTTCGCTGTAAAGATTATGACGAAAAACTTGGCGGTAAGGGAGCGCATCAAAGTGGCCATGCTGCTGACATGCTGATACCAGGCGAAGATATATACTATTTTTTGGCATTGGCATTTGAGCATGGATTTACAGGTATTGGCGTGAAGGCTCATGGTGATGTAAGGTTTGTGCATCTGGATGATTTGAAACATGGAGACTGGGTTAAAAAGCGTCCATTCTTCTGGACCTACAGATAGGAGCGAATAATGAACTTTGGACCTATAGCAAAAATGATTTCTGGTGCAGCGGCAGGGGGTGGTGCAACAATGTTTATGGACTTTCTCGGCACCAGCGGAATTAAGCCTGCAATCAAAATGGGTGGCTCTGAGGTCAGCCTTAATACGGTTTTAATCATGGGTGTGATTGCAGCCTTTATCTATTTCACAAAAAACAAAGACAAGTCTGAATGAGATACTCCGAATACAGGGATCAGGCACGGTCATTGGACATTGTTCTATTTTCGGGCAAGGGGCGTATTTCTGAAGCAATCAAGTGGATAACGAAATCCGACAAAAGCCACATTGCCTTAACGCTACATATGCACGAATACAATTGTTTAACATTGTTCGAGTCCACAACCTTGAGTGACACGAATGATATACTCACCGGCAAAAAGGGTTCCAAGGGCGTTCAGCTCGTGAACATGAGTTCGCGTTTAAACAACTACGAAGGAAAGGTATGGGTGCGGCCAATCCTCGGACCACGAACCCATAAGCAGAAAAAAGCCGCAATGGATTTCATGCGCGAGTTTCATGGCCGACCCTACGAAAAAAACCAAATTGAATTAGTGCGGTCGGCAGTCGATCTGCCTGGCATCCGTTTTATGAAGAATGAGCCTGATGCATCGAGTGTGTTTTGCAGTGAGCTGACAGCTTTGATGCTGCGACATGTTGGCATTATGAACCACAACGGTGAACCAGCAAACGAATTTACTCCAGCAGATTTTTCCAAAGACATTGATCTGGCTGACGGGTACAAAGCCGGTGAATTGATTCAATTAACCCCGTAAACATTTTTCCTGTTGACCGTTAGAAAGCATTGCTTTACACAATGAGCATGATTGAACAGACTGCCTTAGAGCGTGCCATAACATTAGCTGGGTCAATTAGCAATTTAGCACGGCGAATTAATGTTACTCGACAAGCCATCCACCAGTGGGAAAAGGTTCCAGCAAATCGTGTGCTGGAGGTGGAAAGAGCTGTTGATGGAGCTGTGACACGCGAAGAATTACGACCGGATTTATATCCAGATGATTAGCGAATCAGGAGTATGTGTTCACCTCGCTCACATACTTTTGGTGGGGGGCCAGTTGATTTTCAACGTATCCCGTTATCTCTCGGCTGGCCCCCTTTAAAAATGGGTAAGATGCAACGCGATAAGGGCAAACGTGTTGAGTTGGAATGTGTCAATTTATTTAAGTCATGGGGATTACATTCCATACGTGTGCCGTTGAGCGGTGCAACAGAATATGCAAAAGGCGACATTGACCTGTATTTAACCGGACGTGATGCCCCCTTGGTTGGTGAGGTGAAAGCACGCAAGAGTGGGTTTAAGCAGGTTACGGATGCGCTGGGCGAAAATGATTTTCTAGTCGTGCGACTGGACAAACGAGAGCCTATTTTCATTTTACCGGTTTCAACTATGAAAGAATTGCTAACCCGTGGCTGACACTAAAAAAACCTCCGAAAAAACGAACGTCTGCGACCGCTGGAACATACGGCATTTCAGTGCCAGTCAGATCAATATGATGATACAGAATATGCCTTGCTGGATTGTGCAAAATTTATACAAGGTAAAGACTGTACCAAACCTGCCAATGGTAGGTGGCACGGTGGCTGAACGGGCGATAGAATTTGGCCTGATAAATTCAGACGCATCCTTAGAAGATTGCATAGAGGTTGCAAGAAAGGAATTTAATTCACGTACAGCTTTAATGGGTTTTAGCCAGCAAGCAAAAGAAGGCAAGCTGGATGACATTATTGGCTATGGATCGGCAAGGAAATCTTATCCAGGTATGATTGCTACGGCAATAAAGGCATTGCGACCATATGGGGTTCCTAGCGAAACACAGGCAAAGATTGAAACGTGGTTGCCTGGCGTTCCCGTGCCAATTATCGGTTACAAGGATTTTAGCTATGATGAACACGGGCTGGATGTTGATTTAAAGACAACTGGCCGGATGCCAAAAGACATGTCGTTATCACATCAGTTGCAAGGCGCAATTTACTGGAGAGCGTCTAATAATCGCAGTCAGAGATTTTGCTACACTACGAAAAGCGAAGCAAGGGTGCTGGAGCTGGACACCTACTACGCGGAGCAGGCAATCGACAGGGCCACTGCGGCAATCTATACCCTGATGCACATGCTGGAACGGTGCGAAGCGGTGGATGATCTGACCAAACTGGTCATTCCAAACTGGGATGATTTTTACTGGTCGCCTACTACAAAGGCCAAGGGAATGGAAGTATGGGACGAAAATTACAAGCAAGCGCTGGCGGAATTTGTATAAAAACCGCCGCAAAAAATGGTGGGCATCGAAGCCTACCCTCACTCAACTTAAACTCGTAAGGGAGTTAAATATGCCTTTAAATTTAAACAACAGTAACAGTTTTATACCGCATATCCGTTGGATGGCATCATTGAGTAGCTGGTCAATTTCATCACTAGACGGCCAACAGCCCGTTGAATGGACTGAGTGCTTATTTGATTTGGCTAACATTAAGACCGGATGGGGATTGTTTGGTGATGGGCTTGCACCCGAATGGATTTGGGATGTGTCCATACAGCAATCTGCTCCAAACCCCAATGATGGCAGGGAATGGAAACGTGGCTTTTCTGTTAATATGTTTTCGCCACAGCAATTTGGCGGTGATGGCATCCGTGAGTTTGCAACTACGGGTGTTGGAGCAACAATGGGAATAGGAGATCTGTATAGTCAATACGAAACTGGCTTACAGGCAAATAAAATACCTGTTGTGCAATATGGCGGTGCAGAACCGTTGCGGATCGGTAAGGGGAACACCAATAAGCCGATACTAAGGATTACAAGGTGGGTGGACAGGCCAGCAGCTCTCGATGCTGTGCTGGATACAATACCGTCATCGGCAATAGAGGAACTATTGGCACCTCCGCATACGGCGCAAGCGGCATCACAGGTTGTTCAGCCGCCAGCCAGTCCAACGCCACCACCAACATCTGAGTTTTAACTTGTCGGAAGATTTGGACGACGTACTGACAGCCGATGGATTAGAAGATGCGTTAATGGGAGTTGGCCGTCGATGTGGGCAGCCAACTCTCGCCGTCTACGATGTAAATAAGGTTTTGGAAATTTTAATGAAACGTGATGGAATGTCGGATGTGGAAGCGGTTGAATTTTTTGAGTTCAACATAGAAGGTTCATGGGTGGGTGAAGGTACACCCATTTGGTTTTATTATAGGCATGATTCACAGTGATGAAAACTTACGTACATGTTAATCAGCACGTCATAAAACGTAATCACAAGACAGGCGAACGTAATCCTGTCATTACTGCTAAAACATATAAAGACAATCGGTATGGTCACGAAGTAATAATTAGCGGCCCTTGCAAGGTAATATACAGACCAGACAAACCCTTATCTTGTGGCGCAAGAGTATGGATAGAAACAGAGTCAGAAGTGGAAGTACAAGAATAGCGTATAGTGTTTAATATTATTACAATTTGACTTGGGCTTTTGATATGACGGTTACAGTTTTGTTGGCTGGTATCATTATCGTTCTTCTGGTAATAGCTTGCGTTTTACTAGCTGACATTCGGACAGAAATAGGGCATCAAAATAAACTAAGGGAAAGCAGTAAAGTATCCAGCGTAGATGTAGAAAGCGAGATCGATAAATTTCGTAAAGTTCTCTAAGGTAGCGAGGAAAGAAAACAGTGCCACTAAACTTAGGTCATCCTAACTTTGTCCTTGAAGAAGCATTATTCTACCAGAGCATGGGATGGTCAGTAATACCGGTAAAGGCTAACAGTAAAGAGCCAGCAGTGGCGTGGGCCAAGTTTCAATCCGAACGTGCAGATGAAACGCAAATCCGAGAATGGTTTGAAAAAACCAATTACAATCTGGGAATAATTACTGGAGACATTTCCGGTCATTTGCTGGTTGTCGACATGGATGTAAAACAGGGGCTGGACGGAGATGACACTCTGGCTGATCTGTGTATGCAGCATGGCGGCACAGTACCGGACACCATCGAGTGTCATACAGGCGGTGGCGGCAGGCATCTGTTTTTTAAATATCCTCCAGGCGTTGTAATACCAAACAGCAGGGGAACTGCAACAGAAGGGCTTGGGCCAGGAATTGATGTAAGGGGCAACGGCGGCTTCGTTGTTGCCGCACCATCAACCCACAGTAGCGGTCGGTTCTACGTCTGGTCGGCAGACATGGGGCCGCACGACGTAGAGGTTGCAAACATTCCGTCATGGCTTCTTGATCTGGTGAAGGAAACACCAGTCAATATTTTGGGTCATCCAAGCCAGATCAGGAAAGTAGTAGACAACACTGGCGAGTTTGATGCCTTTGGACAGCGCATTGATGGACGTGAAAACCATGCTTTTAAACTGGTCAGCGGTGTATTCTATAGTTTTCTGGAAAATTTTAAACGTGTTCCAACGGTTGAGGAAGTTTTTGCAGATGTTTCGTCTGTCTACTTTGCCCAGACAGCAGGAACAAAGGCAGAGCTGGAGGCACAAGGGCGTGGGGAAACCATGCTGTGGTCAAAGGCACAATACATATTAGAACGCTATCATAAGGGTCGTTTGCCACCGCCGGTCTCCACAGGTACGGTTGGTGGCTCGGCTGGAGGGAGATACCTACCGGATGATCCGGCTGGCCCCTCCGGCCACCCCGTAAGCGAACAGGAACCTGGCTCAAAATCAATCGGTGAGCTGTCCAGTCCACCAACGCCACGCGAATGGACAGTTGAGAATTTAGTGCCAGCGCATGAAGTCACATCGCTGTATGGGGATGGGGGTGTCGGGAAAAGTCTGCTTGCCCAGCAAATGGCAACTTCGGTTGCAATGGGAAAAAAGTTTCTGGGTCTGGAGACGATCAAAACAAACAGCCTGTACATATCCTGCGAGGACGATTACGACGAGTTGCAGCGTCGCCAGTACGCCATTAACAAACATAATGGAGTAGTGCTGGGAAGTACGGTCGATGGCCGTCTATGGAGCCGCACGGGGTTTGACAACATTATGGTCACATGGCCAATGGATGGTCAGGCCGTAATCAGTCCTTTTGTCGAGCGCATCATCACCGAGATTGAGTTGCACCAGATAGGGTTGCTAATATTGGACAATATTTCTGACCTATATGGAGGAAATGAAAACCACAGGGCACAGGTAAACCATTTTGCCAAGGCTGTACTTGGCGGCATTATCCGGCGTTGCGGTGTGACAATCGTACTTCTTGGGCATCCACCTAAAAATCCAGAAGCCGACTATTCCGGTTCCACAGCATGGAACGCTGCGGTCAGGGCACGGCACCAGCTTTGCAAACCAGAAAACGGTATGGATGATGAGCGTCAGCTCATGTGTCGCAAAAGCAACTACAGTGTATCGAGTGACCTGATGATTGATCTGGTCTGGCAGGAAGGTGTTTTTATCATACCGGCCAGCACGGACGGTGATACGGTTGCACGTATCAATTATAAAAATATTGCTACCGCTCTGCTGGATAGGGTTGAAAAGGCATGGAGTGAAGGCAGGCCATACACGGCGAAACGCGATCATCCGCGTAGCCTCGACAGGCTGATGATGGATTCAGTCAGTTTGCGCGAAGACAGAAACGCAATGCGAAAAGCATTGCAGGAAGCAAAGCGTGACGAGTGGATCGAAGTCAGCCGGACAGGACAGAAAAGAGGCTACCGACTGGCGGCACCACCCCCTTGGTATGGAGAGAAGTAATGGTAGATGATTTAATAAATGGAAATAAAAGAAGCTGGGCCACGTTGGCACAGATTTGTGTTACAAATCTTGCCACTCACATGGAAGCACGGTGGGGAGTGGGGCGGTTGCCAATGCTTGTTTCCCCAGAGCTGAGGGCAAGATTTCTGAAACAGCAAAGACTGTATGAGGATGCATTGTTGTCGGAAATCGTTGAAGACATCAGGGAGCAGTCGCATGGGATGTTGAAGGCTTGGCACGCCTTGGATGATGAGGCACTAAAACTGGGTCAGGTTCCGTTGCCAACTTCTGCTTGGCAGCTTGTCATGCCGACCGGTGAAATCGTGGTTTTTGTTCGGGAAGAAAGAGACTTGCCGTTAATTCCGAAACAGACTGGCATGGAAATTTTTACGGCTGACAAAATGGCCGAATTACTTATGAATTTAGAGCCAATGGAAAGAAAGAAAACAAGGCAGTGGCCCAATGGTGCCATGAGTCCGATTGACTGGGAAGAGGGAGATGAAATTCCCCTTTAGGCTTTCCGATGAAAAAGCGTAAGCGCAGCACCCTTGAGCCAAGTGATTTTGGCCCACCAGAGAGGTCAAATCATGGGGAAGTTGAAATTGAGGAAACGATTGCCGCTGGTGTGATGCGTCTTCGCGTTACGACGCAAACCCAGTGCGACCGATATTTCAAACGAGGCGAGATTGATGCACGCCAGTTTGATGCAAGCGAAAGATTTCTTTCTGCATGGTATCTAGGATGTCGCGGTGCGAGAGTCACATCAAACTACGACGTTCGGATACCATCTTCCTCAACATCTGCTGAAAACCACGTTGGCAACGCCAGGAGAACAATTCGGGCCGCCTTAGAGGCTGTAGGAAGGCAGTTAAGCCCAATTTTGGTACATACATGTGGCTTAGACCTTCCAGCGAACGAGTGGGCTTCTAAACACGGTTACAGCAAAAGGTCTGGTTTGACCGTCCTCAAGTTAGCCCTTGATGCCCTAGCCGAACATTTTGGATTGTGAGAATGAGATGAAAATCAGCGACAAAACATCTGTGGCAATGCCATTGCGGAATCTGATTGCCGTGGTTTCTGCGGCATCAATTGCCGTCTGGGCTTTTTTTGGGGTGCAGGAAACCCTCAACAAGCACGCAACAAAACTTGAGCTGATGGAAAAGGATTTGAAGTCCAATTCTGAGTTCCGAGTGAAATGGCCGAGGGGTTTGCTTGGAAGCTTGCCAGCAGATGCTGAACAGTTCATGTTAATCAAGGAACTTTACAAGCAAACGGATAAATTGCAAACGAGGGTAGACAGCATGTTGCACAACGAAGTCAACATCGAAGCCCTCAGCAAAGCTGTCAACAAACTACAGAGGGATGTAGAGAAATTAAAAGATAAGCAACGGGAGTTTGCTAACGGTAATCACTAGGCTCTTAGTCTTTTGGACTAC